TTTGAGCCGGCGCAAACTTGCTAATATCTAATACTGTAAAGTTACGCGTACCAGCAGGGAAAGAAAGAGCATCATTACTTTGTAAGTAGAACACACCTTCAATTGTACCTGTATCGTCTGAATAAATTTCAGATGTAGGACCACCTAATTCCGTAGGAAATCCTGTCTCGTTAACGTATTTCTCACCTGGGTTTCTTTGAGGGTCATTTTTCGACAAATTATAAAAATCATTTGCTGTAACAGTGCTAGTGTTTACATAATTTGTTACGTTAATATTATCAAAGAAAAAGAAGTGTCTTTCATTTGGTCGTAATCCAGATACTCTAAAGTAAATAAATTTAGGTCTAGCGATTGTAATATCATCAAAGCCAGTATAAACCGACCTCGATTTTGTTACGTAATATGTGTAAGACTCTGTACCGGTTCTTGTTACATTAATAGTTCTATCAGTTGTATTGGCCATAGTTATCTCCTATTAATATTCAACACTGTTGTCATAATCAGATAAATCGCCATTAACTGAGACTTCTGAAACTGAACCGTTATTCACTGTTCTTCTGATATAGTAGTTATCATGAGCTGGAACCATTTCTAACGTTCCGACAAACCTAGCTAATTGCTGGCCATTTACAAAGACTGGGTCTGATGCAACTGCCTGATCAATCAAAACTTCTTCAGTAAACTTGGGGTAGATTAACGCCCCATGTCTTTTTGTATTTGATGACATATCAGAGTCATAAACTAAAGAGATATCTCTTTTCAAAAATCTAGGTAGCAAATAACCTTCACTTCTTTTCATGCTAGCTTTATAATCAAGGTTTGGAACAACTAGTGACATTTTGTGTGTTTTAAAATTATCAGCAAACAAGCCAATAGAAATTCTTTCCAAACCATTCTCATCTACAACAGTTAGATTAGTTGTATTTAATTCAGCAAGAGTAAGAGTCGATATAACTTCAAGGTTATTTATTCGTCTTTCTAGCTTGCGAATATCGGTCATTTTATAACCTTTATTCACAATTTCTAATTTAGTATAATCATTTTTGGTTTTAGTATATGGATTTAAGAACACATAATTTAAGCCCATATATCCTTCAGGAACTTTAGGTGCTTCAGTGAATCTTTCGCCTTTTTTACTAGTAATTCTAGCAACTCCGCCATCTTGATCTAAAGCTAATAAATCAATGCGGCCAGTCCAATAGTCTACCTCACTAATAGAAATAATGTCTCTATTTCTTGGTATTCTTAATCTTTTATTAAAGGTACCAGATGAATTAATAGTTGATCTAAAATCAATTACATTTGCAAGGTTTTCACGGCGTGATGTATTTGCCAATGTTACATCAGGAATGTTTTCATAGTTAACACCATTATAAGAATTAACACTATAAAAATCACCAGTGCCATGTAAAAAATACTTATAAGAAACGGTAATATTGCCGGCCGGAGCACTATAACCTGAAATAAGTTTTAGTGTATCCTTACCGTAATAACTGCCCGTAGTTCTTGAAGTGATTGTGAACTTATATGTAATATTTTCTTGAGTAGAATCATCAACAATACTAGTAATCTCAGTTACATCAGTTTTACTTAATGTAGCTTCTCTATTTGTAACACTAATAGATTCAGAATGTGTATCAACTGTTTTAGGAATACTAGTAGCAGTTGTATTAACGTATGCAAGCAATGATACATTTTTATTTGCTGTAAGGCCTGATATTTTAACCTCGGTGTTACCTACTCCACCACTATCAATTGTTAAAGACGTAGTAACTTCACCTGCGCTGTCGTATGACAAGATCCATTGAGATTCGTCAGCAAAATCTTCATCCGAAGCATTTGTTTGGAAAACTGCTTCACCCAAACCATTTGTAGTTGTTGTTAAAACATCGCCAACTGTCAAACTTACTGCGCCTGTAATTTCTTTCGCAAATTTGCTAGGCAAATTAAATAGCAATGATGCCTGCTGCGGATCAATTAGTTGCGCTCTATTTTCCGTTAACAAAATATTAGCTTGGTTAGCCGAATCAACACCAATACTTTTTGCCGTGCCGATATCTCTTAGGCTACCCGATCCATCAGAATCTATGTTTAAATCAAAAATATGCAATCTAAAGTTATTTGTATTTGCGACTTTATCTATAGAACGAATTCTAGCTGTAGCAATTGATGTTCCCAATAAATCAGCGCTGTCATATATATTTACTGTACTGTAATCGCCGACTTTAGAAATTAATCCTTTTAAGGATGCGCTACCAACTGGATAATAATTACCATAATTACTAGCAACGTTTTCTGTTGAAACAGTTCTTTTATCATTGGCAGTTCTTGGTTTAGGAACACGAAGCGTTGTATTGTTGCTTTTTTCAATTCTATAACCATTGACAAATGCTACACCTGGCTTAACAATATAGCGTAAATGATCGGCGCTACTATCTGTTAGTACTTCTAATTTAAATTTATCTTCAGCATTTGATATAAAGTCGCCGGATACATCATCAGTTCTTTTTGCTAGTGTAGTACCTAAAGTGTTTAAAATATTGTCGTTATACTGTAATGGCTCAACAATGCCGTTTCTAATTCTAATTAATTTAATAAACGTGTCAGCATCTTGATCGACATTACTTAAAAGGTCGAGTGTTAATTTAATTCTATATCTGTCAGCACCAGGTGATGTTAAGTTTGGAGTAGATCCAGCGTTATCATATAGCGCCAAATCATCAGTAACAGTAACAATTTCTTCAGAAATTTTGTATACTACTGTATCGTTTGGCTGATTAGAATACTTTGAAAGAACTAAAGATTGTTTTGGAACAAAAACAAAATGGCCTGATTGGAAAACTTCAGTACTAGGAACATTAATAAGAGATGAACGTCCAGTAGCAGGATTAGCAACTGTGTCAATTGATTGAATTGTAAGAGTACCTAAATCAGTCGTTAGATCTTGGCCAGAAGCAAGGTTAACAATAGATTCTGTATCAGCTGTTCTTGATTGATCATTAGAATCCACAATCGCATATAGGATTGTAGCAGGATCAGAATTAACAGCAGGAATAACTTTTAAAATATTAATTTTAATACCTAATGTGTTTGTAGCATAAGTATTTTCTAAAGCTGCATAATTAGTAGGTAAAGTATTTGTAGAGGTATCTAACTTTGCAAAAAATACTGAAAAATTACCTAATTGAGCAGTACCTAAATTGCCTGTAATTACACTGCTTTCTTTAAACAGATAACGTCCAAGTCTTTCAATTTCTTTATTGATAATAGTCTGTAATTGAGTTAGTTCTCTTGCTTGTAGAGCTCTGCCACTATTAAATAGAATACGGTGATAGTTATCGCTATCCCGATAATCATCTTTGTAATTACTTAAAAATGTATTTTTTAAAACTGTAGTAGCCATAATCTACCCTTAAAGTTGAATAATGATTTTAACGTCTTCAGTCTGATCCTGAGACCTTGTCACTGATAGGTTTCTATTATCTATATACAATAATTCACCTGAATGTGGCTCAAATTGTGGTGCGATAGTAGCAGAATCAGCAGTTCTATTTGCAGTAGCAGTCGATGTCGTTACGACCTCACCATCTGTAAATGGCGTAAATCCGGTTTCTTCAGTTTGGTGATACCAGATTGTTGTAGAGTCATCATAAAAATCGATATAAGCTTGTGCAGCAGATGTACCACCGGTAACCACTTGGTCAGCTTGGAAAGTATCAGCAGCGCTAAGTCTCATTTGTTTTAAGGCAAGACCAGTGTTTCCAGTAAATGCAGCTGTTGAATCATATTGTAATGGATTTTTAAGAAGTGCAATTTGTCTAAAGTCATTACCTGTTACAAATACACCTTCTTCATTACCATCGGCTACAACATTAAAGTTTACGGCTCTAGCTCTTAGGTCTCTGGTTGGATCTCCACCCACTCCTAATGGAGGTGCAAATACCGGTACCGCAGTGGCACCTGCACCACCTCCACCTGATATTGTAATATTAGCGTAATCATAACTATTACCAAATGGGAAACCGCCAGCAGACTCATCTACTTCAATTGTACCAATTGTATTTGATGAAGTAACGACTGCACGTGCATGGGCACCAACACCATTACCTGTAATAGTAATAGTAGGCGAACCAGTAAATCCGCTACCTGCATTTGTAACACGATAGCCAATAATTTGACCAGTTGTTGCAGCTTGTTGAACTAAATATTGAGCGTAATATGCATCAGCAGGAGCAGCAGAATCAATTAACTGAACTGGCATAAAGCTAGCTGTTAAGAACCTTGTAGCATCTGCGGCTGAAATAGTATACAAATATTTCCAGACGTAACCATCAGCAAGTTCTGTTAAAGTACTAGGAGATGTTGAGGTAGGCTGAACGGTAGACGTAACGCTATTACCATTAGAGTCTTTACCTTGGCGAATACAAATGTAAACATTGTTTTCATCAGTAATAATATAGTATCTAGAACCTTGAGAAACTGAGTTATCATTATACTGAGAATAAATTGTGCCAGAAGACCAGTTATATCTTGGAACAACCAATGATGTATCTAGCACAGCTTTGGCAGATTGCATGCTATATCTAAACTGTTTAATTTCTCGTTCAGTATTAAGGGGCGTAGGAGGAGTATCAGTACTATCCCATGCCTCTGATGCACCAAGTGCAATATAATATCTGTTAGCCGAATCCTCAAACTCTGTAAGCAAAGAATTTACTAATTGATTTTTAATTCTATCTGTAATTATAGCTACCATTTTAGATTCTCATTTATGTAATTGAAATAAGCGTATCAGCAGAATCAGCTGTACCGAGATAATGCCAGTTAGCTTCAACACTTTCCCAAATTAATTGTGCTAGTGAATTGACACCCATCGCCATCGACGTACCGAATGCAAAATTGCTTGATGTTATAGTTGCTGTAGACGTTCCACGGTTTAACAAAATCTTTAACTCACCATTTTCTGTGCCGTTTTCAAGAGTAAACGAGGAAGGCAATGTTGGGTTTAAAACGATAAAGGTATCCTGTGACATGTCACTATCACCTGTACCTAATTGTTTACTTGCATAAGCAATTTTACCCAGTCTTACAACTCCAGTACCTTTAGGCTCAATATTAATCCCTACATTCGTATCAGTACCTGTTGCAGAGATTGTAGGTCTGTTACCTGCTGCAGCATTTGCAAGTGTTAATTCATTTGTTGCTGAAGCAGTAGCGGTGACTTTAAGAAGTTCGGCACCGTTTACATCAACAACTGCTGTACCAATTTTAGGTGATGTCAAAGTCTTATTAGTTAACGTTTGCGTTTGTGCATTAAATGTAATCGTATCGCTATCAGCTAAAACGGGCAAGTTAACGTTAATATTTTTAGATACTAAATTACCTGGCTTAATATTATATGTATGACTTGAATTTGTATCGTTAATAGAAATGCCATCAAGTAACGGATTGTTTAACGTGGCACTGTCAAGAGTTTTATTTGTTAACGTCTGTGTGGCTTCATTTATTGTGACTTCACCTGATGAATCTGGTAAAGTAAATACTAGTTTTGAAGCACCTTCAGTATGCGTAAGGACAGTATTATTAACAACACCAACAAACTCTAAACCA